TGGCTCTACAGGTGGCACAGGTGGCACGGGTCAAAAAGGCCAGAAAGGCCAGACTGGCTCTACTGGCGGAACAGGTGGCACGGGGAGTAAGGGTCAAAAAGGCCAGGCTGGTGTAAACGGTTCAAATGGTTCTAATGGCTCTAATGGCTCTAAGGGACAGAAGGGTGAGGCTGGTAGCAACGGAAGCAACGGAAGCAACGGCCAAAAAGGTCAAAAGGGCGAGAAGGGTCAAAAGGGTCAGACTGGTGCTACTGGCGGAACTGGTGGAACTGGACAGAAGGGCGAGAAAGGCCAAAAGGGGCAAACTGGCGCTGGTGGTGGAACGGGGGCTAAAGGCCAGAAAGGCCAAAAGGGTCAAACTGGCTCTGGTGGGTCTAATGGGTCTAATGGGTCTAAGGGTCAAAAAGGTGAGGGCGGTTTAACCACAACGATAGCGACAAAACTTTTTGCTGGCGGAACTGGTCCAAGCACAGAAAATTTGAACACTGTCGGTAATAGCGTATCTGTCGGGCAGCTTGAATATAGAGGTTTTAATTCTACCTCTACCAACGCGCCACCTATGAGTGATAACGCGAATGGCGTTATTACAGTTGGACAGCACAGTGGTAATTATAATGCTCAGTTGGCGTTTTCCTCTAACGGGAATATGTATTGGCGAGATAACCCAAGCACGTCTAATGGCTCTTGGAGAGCTGTTTGGGATAGCGGAAACGATGGCTCAGGCTCAGGTCTGGACGCTGATAACCTAGACGGATACACATGGGCTAGTTCTGGCAAAAATGTAAGAGCAACCGAGTTTTATGCTGATAATTGGTTTCGCAATTATAACTCTGGCGAAGGTATGTATAACCAAGCAACTGGTCAGCATTTTTATTCTGACGACGATGATTATTGGAATGTTGCTGGCGGAGGCTCTGCTAATGGCTTGCGTTTTCGTGATGACCACAACTCAACGGTTCGCGGGTATGTCTATGCCAATAATAGCAACCAAATAGGATTTCTAAACTCAAGTGGCAGCTGGTCGTTTAAGTGTGACAACAGCGGTAACGTAATCGCTACGGGTAACGTCACTGCTTACTCTGACATTCGACTGAAGACTGACATCGAGCCTATTGAAGGTGCTTTAGATAGGGTCAATAGCCTTGAAGGCGTAGAATACACCCGTAAGTCTACTGGTGAACGTGAGATAGGCTTTATCGCACAAGAAGTAATTTCGCATGAACCAACACTGGTTGATGTAATTGATGCTTCTACTACTGAGCAAGATGCTTTCTCAGATTTGCACGTTATGAAATATCAAAATACGACAGCCCTTTTAGTCGAAGCAATCAAAGAACTTAAAGCCGAGGTCGATGACCTAAAAACCCAACTAGCCGAGAAGGAATAATCCTATGGCCGTAACTTACACATATGACGCTCCAACAGGCGACGAAACCTCTGTAGAAGTGACGTTTACTGATGGCACAGTAACGCATCAGCGCGGAGTCAATGCGGTGTTTACTGACGGTGCTTATGATGCTGACGCTACGGAAGTCCGCGTTGCTGAAGTGGCACGCGGTGTTGAAAACAAAATAGCCGTTGGCGTGATTAGTCAGCCAGAAGAAGCCACCGAAGAAGAATAATTTTCCTTGTTAGTTTTTGCGTTAGCAATTACTTTGACGCATGGCCAAAATTTACCAAATATCGTTGCACGCTGGCGCATACGACGGCAGGGACAAAACCCAAGAGCAGATACAAACGGAAACAGGGTGCAAGCCTTTGGAGGGTTGGCGCGACCCGCTTCTTAACAGGCCGATGCTGTCTGGGGAGGTTGGTTGCGCCATCAGCCATTTGCGCGTCTGGCAGAAGATAGCTGACAGCGGCCAGAATGGAATTATCCTTGAGGAAGATGCGGTTTATGAAAATGTGGACGTTGCCCACGTTGATGAACTGCTAAAGACCCATGATAGCGCATGGCTGGGCTACAGGGAGAACTCGATGGGATATTGGTATAACGCGCACGCCTATGCCATCACCCCCGATACGGCGCGATATTTGCTCTCTCAGGGCTTTCAGGATTCCCTAGTGCCAGTGGACGAATTCCTGCCGTTTGCCCTTACAGGGGGCGAGTATGGCGCTTACAGGGGCGGTTCTGTAGAGAAAAAAGAAAACTATTTCTTTGACCCGCCAATCGTGCGACAAATAGAACGCAAAGACAGGCCAAGCATTATTGAAGGGACTTCAAAGATGCAGAACGAACGCATACACCTTATCACCGTGGCAACAGAGCCAGAAAAGGCAGAGGCGCTAAAAGCAACAGCCGCAAAGTTTGGTTGGCCTCTTACCATGCTGGGCAAAGATAGCGACTGGCGCGATGACATGGATACCGCTGGCGGCTTTCCCAAGATTGAATTTGTCCGTGAGTTTGTCAAAGACATAGAGCCTGACACCATTGTCATGTTCATGGATGCCTATGACACTTTCGTAAATGATACTATGGAAACGGTGTTGGAGCGCTATAAGGGTTTCAATGCGGATATTGTGATTGGGGCAGAGCGATTCCTATGGCCTGATTGGGATTATGGCAAGGAATACCCTGAAAGTGAAACGCCATATCGCTACCTAAATTCTGGGCAATACATCGGGACTGCTGGCGCTATCAAGAAATTTCTTGAAAAAGGGAGCATAGCGGAAGACCTTGATGACCAAGCCTTTTTCCATGAGAAGTTTCTCAAGGGCGATTCAAATGTGGCATTGGATTATGAGGCATACATCTTCCAGAATAGTGAGGCCACGGTTCAAAGGGTCGGCGGACAAATATTTAATAGCTTAACAGGGTGTTACCCTTGCACATATCACGGCAATGGCGGTCAGTTTGACAAAGACGCCTTCCATAGAATTTACAGAATGTTCAACCCGCTAGAGGTTGAGCAAGTTGGCATCCCATACATTAAGACTTTGGATTATGAGGTTGTCGCTGATGAGATGATTGTCACAAAGCTATTTGAGAAAAACGAGTGCGACAGGTTGATTGATATGTCTGAGGCTCTTGGCTCTTGGGAGCAGATGGAGGGCGATAAGTTCCCCGCGCAAGAGATACGCATAAGGGATATGGGGCTGTGGAACGAGGTGGAAAAAATATGGCTAGAAAAGCTGGGTAAGATTTCTGAGGGGTATTGGCCTCCCATGTTGCATATTGGGTTAAGGGATGCGTTTACGATGCGTTATACGTTAGACACGCAGACCACACTCGGCCTGCATACTGACGCGTCATTGGTCACAGGCAGTGTTAAGCTGAATGATGATTATGAGGGCGCAGAACTGGTGTTCCCGAGACAGGGTTTTAGCAACAAAGATGTCCCCGTTGGTCACTGTATTTTATTCCCATCAGCAGTTACTCACGGCCATAGGGTTGATGAGTTAAAATCAGGTATCAAGTATTCCCTGACAATGTGGACTGCACGTTATGGCGGGGATATAAACTAGCATAGCATCGGCAGTCAAAAGAGTGTATAATTCTCGCTTAGACGGAGAATTGATATGGCTGGATTGCAAGTTGTCACTGAAGCTGCGGATTATCCCGTCAGCCTTACAAGGGTCAAAGACCACCTTAGATTAAGCGACCAAACTGATGATACGTTGGTTCGCAGTTTAATTATCGCCGCCACCAAACAGGTCGAGGAGATGACTCAGCGCACGCTGATGAACACCACCTACAATCTGTTTATTGATTACGTTAATGAAACCGATTATGCGCTTTGGGAGGGAACCAGAGTTGGGGCGGATGTTTCCTACCGCCAAAACTTTATTGAGTTGCCCCGTGCGCCTTTGGCTTCTGTGACCCATGTTAAGTCATACGATGACAGCGACACAGCGACCACGTTTGATTCGGCCAAGTATTTTGTTGACACAGCTAACACTCCGCCGCGTATTGTTTTGCGTGATGGGCAAAGCTGGCCGACAGGATTACGGGCAGCCAATGGTTTAGAGATTCAATATGTGGCGGGCTACGGTTCGAATGATACCGATGTGCCAGAGCCACTCCGTCTTGCGATTATGCAGTTCATTACATTTAATTATGAGCATCGTGGAGACTTTGAGAGATTCCCACCACCTAAGCCCCCGACGATTATTGAATCTCTAATCCGACCTTATAAGGTAATGTCCCTTAACAGCACCCCATTCAACAACATCCTTCAAAAGACTTGGTGATCGTAATGGGTATTGGTGCAATGCGTCACAAGATTACCCTGCAAAAGCAAACACGGGTTGCTGATGGCGGGGGTGGGTTTGCTGTAACGTGGTCAGATGTCGATGACATCTTTGCTAGTATTGAGGCTCCTAGCGGGCGGGAAAGGTTCTTCGGTGACAAAATTGAGCAGAATGTTTCTCACGTTGTTACTATCCGTTTCCGTAATGACATCAGCCAAAAATATCGCATTAAATATGCCCGCACGCGGGGCATGGAAACCACCACAACCTATCTGGCCATCAATGCCATTCTGAACAAGGACTACAGGGAGCGTTATCTTGAGTTGCTTTGCACGGAGGGGGCGGGGACATGAGTGCTAAAGTTTCTGTTCGCCCGCGTTATAAGCAAGTCCTCAAGGGCTATGAAGAAAACGCGAAGAAGATTGTTGGTTACGGCCTGCAAGAGATTCGCGGCATTGCGGTCAAAGGTATATTGGCGGGAAATAAATCAGGTCGAACTTACACACGGGGCAACATAACTCACACGGCATCAGCGGCGGGTGAGTATCCAGCCAGCGACACGGGGTTCCTAGCGAACAATATCCACATCTCACGAAGCCCTAGTGGGCTGTCTGGTGCAGTAGAAAGTCGCGCTAAATATTCAGAGGCGCTTGAGTTTGGCACAAGCAAGATGGCAGCTCGCCCATTCCTGCAACCATCTGCGGAAGAAGTGCGGCCTAAGATACGACGCAAGATACGGGAGTTGTTCTAATGGCCTTACACAGTTGGGAATTGCAGAAAAGCATCTACGCCACGCTTGTAGCTGCCAATATCACTGACGCAGATGGCGCGGCAATATCAGGAGTTTTTGATGATGTTGAAGAAGACACAGCGTATCCATACATCACGGTTGGCGAGGAAACGGCGATTGATGCGGGGACAAAGACGAAGGATGCACATGAGCATACCCTCACGCTCCACATCTGGTCGCGCTACAGGGGCGGAAGAAAAGAGGTGAAGGAGATTATGGAACAAGTGTTTTCAGCCCTTCACAATAATGATATAACTGTAAGTGGTGCTTCTCTAGTGAATATCAGACATGAGTTTGATCAAACACTTGTAGAGGCAGATGGTATAACGCGGCACGGCATCATGCGATTTCGAGTCGTTGTGTTTGATAACTAGGAGAAAGAGACATGGCGGCTCAAAAAGGTTCAAGCCTACTCGTAAAAATCGGTGATGGTGGTTCGCCAGAAGCGTTCACGACAGTGGGCGGCTTGCGCTCTACCAGCATTTCATTGAACGATGAAGCAGTTGACGTAACGACAATGGATAGCAGCAATCAACGCGAATTGCTTGCAAACGGTGGCATCCAAACAATCAGCATTTCTGGTTCTGGTGTTTTCACTGATGCGGCAAGCGAAACAACGCTTCGCGGCAAGTTTGGCACATCGACATTCAGCAACTTCCAAATCATCATTCCTGATTTTGGAACTTACACGGGCGCGTTCATGGTTGCATCGTTGGAATACTCTGGCGAATACAACGGTGAAGTGACTTATTCCGTGACGCTGGAAAGCTCTGGCGCGATTACATTCGCTACCGTCTAAGATGGCTTGGTCTAGCGAAAAAGTTAAGGTTGATGGTGGCGAGGTTGTCGGTCAGGTTCATTCGTCTGGCAATCTCGTGACCATTCCTTTTCTCGATGGTATTGAGGCGGGTTCTTTAATATCTGTCGGCGGTAAGTCTTACACGGTTGAACGGGCAATCAATGTCGGTGGCCGTGACGAGACTTTAGATGTGTTTATCGGTGCAGGTGCATCGAAAAAAGCCAAAGCCAAAAAGGTTGAGGCGGAAGACGAGGGGGAGACCCCCGAAACATAGGAGAGCCAGATGGCTAATAAACACAGGGGCGAGATGAAGATTTCGCTTGGCGGTGAAGATTACAACACCCGCCTAAACTTCGATTCCATTGCACGCATAGAAGGCGCTACAGGGCAAAGCGTTATCCGCCTAGCCCAGAGCATAGGGGACACCTCTATTGGCCTTCAGCAGCTTTCTATCGTCCTTCACTCGGCGATCAAAGGTGGCGGCAATGATCTTACCGATAAAGACGTAAACAAAATCATTTGGGAAGCGGGTATCGTGGCGGCAATGGGCGCTGCGGGCGAAGTGCTGACCAATGCCCTTATAGGTGGGCAAGATGAGGGAAAGGACGAAGCGGAGGAGGCGTAGCATCAGATGAGTTT